AGCGGTAGCGCCAGATGTATTTTACGGATGTCGCTTGGAGGTGGTACTCGAAGCCGTCGCCGGTCATGGCCTCAATCGCGTCGATGCACTCAATGCCGGACTGGTTGTAGTGGGAGGGACTGTTGACCATGTCCACATAGCCGTATGCTTCCTTGCCAGCCTGTTCGAGCGCGTCAGACTGGAGGTCTGCCTGACGACGACGCTCATCCCCACACTCTTTCGAGGAACTCCTCTTGGCTTTCTCGTAGGCGCGTTGAGCCTTCAGCCGCCGCTTCTCCTCCCGCTTGCGTCTCCGCATGTACTCCTCGTGGCGCTCCTGCTTCGGACTGCTTTCGGTACTCTGCTGAATAGGCGTCATGGCAACTCTTCCCCCATCGACCACCGTGGTGGACAAACGCTCCTGTCGCGAGTGCGACCCAGTCGTTATCACGGGCTTGGAACCGCTCTCCGCAACCGGCGCATGTAAGCCACTCGGTGGCCCTGCTAACCTTCGGGTCACTTTTTCTCTTCCTCGTAGAACGCAATTACCGACTTCGCTCCCTCTCGAATGAGATGCGCGATGGACACATGAAACCCATTCGCCTTGCTCAGTTCGTGACTAATTTTCCGCAGCTTCTCGTAGTCGCGGACACTAAAGAGGAGGTTGTACGTCCTCCTCGGCTCGTTAATGACGTGTGGACGGCCCATCAGTGAAGCACCTCATCTCTCTGCTCCTGCGTTCTCAGCGCCGCTTCGGCACCGCACAGGAATAAAAGGAAGGGAACGTCGTCTTCATCCACGTCAGCGTGGATTAACTGGTCTACAGCCTCGGCAAACCACTCCCCGGCAAGGGAGACATCTACCTTCAGACTGCCTTCATCCAAAAAACACCACATATAACCCCCTAGAAACGAGGGGCAGGGCTGGTGGGTAGCGACGACCCTGCCCCTCTGGACCAGACTTCTCGACTTGCACCGCCGATAAGTCAGGAACAAAGATAGAACATCTCTATTTATTTGTCAAAAGTAGGAAATATTCTTGCATACTTGCGAAAAATACGCAGGAAATACCTATGGGGGGTATGGGACCCAAGCGCACTTGACCCGTTTTTAGGGGGTAGAGGCAGGAAAACGGCCATACCTCTCAGGATTTTTGGGTAATTGTTGGTGTGTAATAGTATGTATACGCGTGTGTGTGCGCGTGTCCGTGCAGGGGGTCCCCACCCGCGACACCTTCTGATTCTTTTCGCGCCACCTCCGGGCCGTTTTTCTCCGACTCCCCTCCTCTAGGGGACACAAACCGTTACTTTTCAAACAGTTGGACTACGTTTGGGTCGGTCAGTGCTGCTGCCAGTGCGTCGTCTAGCTGGTCCGCAGCCTGTTGTGCAGTCGTGATTTTCTGTTCTGTTTCAATACGTTGCGGTCCAAAGGCCTGAACATCGGTCAATTCACCCAACAGTTTCAGGGCAGCAATGCGAGCGCTGGCGGTTTCGGCTGTCTGGGCCTCATGCAGCAGCTGTGTCCTGACGGTTTCCCTGAGTTTGTCCCCATTCAGGCGGTTTTTCTTCTCAATCTCGGCGTTTAGCCGTTCCACCCTCGCGGCGACCTTTGGGTTGTCGAGCAATAGGCTGGCTTCGGTCCAGACGGTGGCTGGCTTCATCTTTTCGGCGTCATACGATTCACGGTAGGCTTCGCTTGCCTTTCCGGTCCTGACATAGGCCTGAACGAATCGCTCTTGTTTAACCGTCAAACCATGGTCGTTTCGGGTGGTCATGTCTCTATTTCCCTCTTACTGGCCCCTCTACTGGGTTGTTACCCATTCTACCGTGTAAACGGCCTGTGATGCTTGAACAGCAAGGGCCACGGCCCTGTCGGGCCTACCGGGGTATGCAAGAAAAAGAGACACGATACGAAATAAAAGGGTTGACAGCATCTCACGTTCTGGCCCATCAACGGAGTTGTCGCCACCCAGACAGGCCCTGACCGCCACGGCGACGACGCTCCCCAGCGGCTGGCAGCCGCGCCGGAGACCGGCCTACCGGGAGCGTCGCGATGTTGGTACCCACGCCCGGCTCTGCTGCCCCCCAAAGCACACGACGCAGTCACCTTCCCCACCCGGCGGCGTATGGGGTCAGTCCGACACAGGGCTGGCCTTGCTGGGGCGGCACGCGAAACGCTGAGATTGTAGGCGGCGATAAGACCGGCATGGAGACATGCGGGAAGGTAAGCAAACACAAACACTGACAGGACCGGCCATGAATTGGCCCAGATGCGCCACGCCGGTCCTTGTGTCCAACCCTGACGCCGGGTTGCTGATGAGCCGCATAGTGCGGCCTTGGGTGCGGCAGCACCGAAACACAAACCCTAATGGAGACCAACCAATGCTTACAGAAATCACTCTGTCGAATGCCACCAACAAGACCGTCCTGCTGAACGGTCAGATTCGCAAGTTCACCGGGCTGGACCTCGCCGAGGCCACGCCGATTGCCAAGGCGCTGCAAACCAGCGACGGCCACCGCTTCACGTCGGCGGACATGAAGCCGGACCGCAGCCTCGAAGACCTGCGCGACGCCATGACGAATCTGGACGCCATCGTCGTGTCCGAGGGATACGGCGAAGGCACAGCCCCAACCGTGACCCCGCCGCAACTTGAGCCGGTCCCGGCTGAACCGGCAGCGGTTCGCGTGTCCGGTGATGATGCCGAGCAATTGGCAAGCCTGATTGGCAAGTTGGCTGGCGGTGCCGTCGATGCTGAACAGGTCCGCGCCATTGTCGCTGACGAAATGGCCAAAGCCGAGACCGTGCAGCACAAGGTGGTCACCCTCGAATACCGCGCACCGGCTGGCGTCGAGAAAATCGACATGGCACACCCGGCGCTGGCGGAATTGCTGACATGGGTGAACGCTGGTTGCCACCCGCTGATGGTTGGCCCTGCCGGTTCCGGCAAGACCACCGCCGGGATGCACATTGCCAAGGCACTGGGCCGGGAGTTCTATTTCACCGGCGCTGTCGATAACGTGTTCAAACTGAACGGCTACATGGACGCCAACGGCAACTATGTCCGCACATCGTTCCGCGACGCCTACGAGAACGGCGGCGTCTTCCTGTTCGATGAAATCGACGCCTCGCACCCTCAGGCCATTGTGGCGTTCAACGCAGCGCTGGCCAACGGCCACCATGATTTCCCAGACGGTTCGGTTGAGCGCCACCCGGATTTCGTATGCTTGGCTGCGGCCAACACCTATGGCCGGGGCGCTGACCGTGTCTATGCCGGACGCAATCAACTGGACGGCGCGTCGCTGGACCGGTTTGTTTCGGTCCCTGTCGATTACGACACTGGGCTGGAGTTCAAACTGGGCGAGGCCAACCCCGGCTGGGTTGAATATGTCCACAACGTCCGCCGCGCTGTCGAGAAGACGGCCACCAAGCACGTTGTCGGCACCCGCGCCATCATCAACGGTTGCAAAGGACTGGCCGCTGGCCTGTCGCGTGACCGTGTCGAGGACGCCACCATCTGGAAGGGCCTGTCGCCTGACATCGTCAACAAGGTCAAGGCGGCGATGTAATCCCACTGACGAGGCTGGCTTGCTACCAGCCGAAACGGTGACCGGCACCCGGTCATCGTCTGGGAAAGCTATCCCTGTTTACACAACCCTAGTGGAGGTTTCGCTATGCGAATCTTGAAACAAACCGGCAACGAGGTCCACGTCGAGTTCGACAACGTCCGCGACATGGTGGCTGTCCGCAACATGCCACGCGAACAGACTAAATTTACCGTGAGCGAGGAACAAAACGCCAAGCGCACCAAGTTTACCGGCACGGCGTCCTATGACGAGGCCGCAGACCTTGCCATCAACGGCTGGCATGACGGCATGGTCAAACTGGCCGCGCTGACCGACAGCGGCATCCAGCGTCTGGACCGTGCGCCTATACGCGAGGTGCTGCATGACGTGGCCGGGTTCAGCCCTAACGTGCCAATGTATTGCGCTGGCATGCCTGACTGCATGATGCAATACGACGAGGTCACCAAGCCATCGGTCCTGCGACTGGTGGTGGACGGCTCCCGCCATGCTGGTGTGAAGGCAGACCAGATTATGAATTACGGCGCGGCGCTTCTGGCTTATGTCGAATGCATCGAAGCCGAGGGCATCCGCTGCGAAATCTGGATGGGTTTCTGCACCGAAGCTAGCGGCAAGGAATGCAGCGTCAGGGTGCGGGTCAAGGAATCAGACCAGCCGTTCGACTATCCCGGCCTTGCCTTTGCGCTGGCTCACGCATCCATGCACCGCCGCATTCACTGGCGCGTCAAGGAACAGTTTGCCGACATGTGGGCAAGCTGCGGTCGCGCGATGGGCGGCTGGGGTTCGAGCTACGGCTCCGCTGACCAGTACCCGCTCCGCATGTTCGACGGCGACACTATCTTCCGCGTCCCGGCCATCAATGACACGCACGACATGTGCGGCACCCTCGACGGTGCGATGAAGGTCTTTGAGGCCCAAATCAAGAACGTCCTCCGGTCCTATTCGGAGTACGAAACCGCCTGATGATGGCCCTGTGGCTGGGGCCGAAACCGGGGCCGTCATGGTCCCGGTCGCGGTAGCCAATACCGTAACCCTAATGGAGAAAAAACCAATGCAAAACCGTGAAGAGTGGCTGCAAGCCACATTTGATGACCTGATGTACTGGGCCTCAAACCATGAATGCACACTGTCGCGCCAAGTCTGGCACAGTGTCGGCTTCGTCAAGGCTGACGTGAAACTGTCCTGCGGATTCGGCTACAACTGCCGGGGCGGCAAGCAGAACGCCAAGGTCTACACACCGGACCAGTCCACGGGTGGCAAGTGGGAAGTGTTCATCAATCCCACCATCGACAACGCCGAAGACGCCCGACAGGCTGTCTGGGACGCCATGCGCTACATCCACAAAATTGTGGAAGACCGGCGCGTGATTCTCAAAGTCGATGTACCCGGCGGTGACTACTGCAACACCTACCCGCATGAGTCGCTGGACGTGACCAAAATCAAGAAGCAGTCCACCCGCATGATGAAGGCTTTGTGCAGCGACGCTGACTGCGGCTTTGCTTTCCGCACAACCCGCAAGCATCTGCAATTCGCCATAGACGAGGTCGGTGGTGTGTCCTGCCCTGTATGCCAGTCTGACATGGCGCATGACCGCCTCGTGCCGGTCGGGGAGTAATTCCCCGACCCTCTGGGCCTGACCCAGGATATGCAAGAAAACCCTAGTGGAGAAACCAATGAACATCGAAAAACTGCGTAAGCACATCCAGTCCCTCAACAAGCACATCGGCAAGCGCCCGGTCGGCTTCTACATCCACCCCGCCATCCGCGATGACCAGCCGGTCCACTGGGTGGTCGAGGTGGACGAGAACCGCAACGAGTGGCTCGTCGCCGAGCATGACAGCCTCGCTGACGCCGAGGCCCGGTTGAGGGTGGAGACTGCGAAATGAAACGCAAGAGAATCTACGAGCGGCACTGTGCCGTCCACCGTGACAAGCGCCGGACGTTTGTCACGCTGAAGAAGAAGCTAAAGAAGGCGGAGCGCCTTGGTGAAGACTGCACCAAGCTGCGCCGCCAGCTTGAGAATATTAGCTGCCTGATGATGACCGACTGAGACCCGGTCGAAACCGTGGGCCAACCCGGCCCCGGTCGCAGCGTCTCGCTGTGTTTAAACAACCCTAATGGAGAAACCAATGAATAAAGACCGTCGCAAAGCCATCGACAAAGTGATTGGCGAAATCCAATACATCGAAAACAAGATGACCGCTCTTGTGCAGGAGATGCAGGAAGATGTCGGGGGCATCGTCTGTGACGAACAGGACGCCTTCGACAACATGCCCGAAAGCCTTCAGTACAGTGACAAGGGCGAGGCCGCACAGGAGGCCATCAACAGCCTCGAATATGCCGACAGTGAGATTGAGGGCTGGCTGTCTGACATCTCTGACAAGGCCGACGAAATCATCGGCTATCTGGAGGAGGCAAAGGCATGAACCACATTGCAGAGGCTGACCGCCAGTATGCCTACGCCATCGGGGAACAAAACCCTGACTGGGCGTGGGTGCTTTCAGACCGGGATGTCTGGTATCCGAACCCGCACTACTCCGGGCCACCGGTGCCGCATCCCGAATCTGAATGGCAGGGGACCGACGAGGAGTACCGGCAAATGCTGGCCGGGCAAACCGCCACGCCAGCGCCGGTTCAACCCGACGATGACGACGTACCATTCTAGCTACCTGATGATGACGCCGTGAGACAGCGTCGAAACCGGGGCCGCGAGGCTCCGGTCGTAGCGTCTCGCTACTAACCCTAATGGAGGACCGTCTTATGACGACACCAACACAAATCTTTACCCACGTTCTGGGGCTGGCTCTGATGCTGGCCTCATTGTTCGACGCCATGTTCGTTACGCATGGCGCTGACCCTGAGACCTTTGTCATGGGCATCTCTGGCATCATCATCTTCTGGTGGCCGGTGATTGTCGAGGAGGTGCGGAAATGAGGTACTTTCACGGGACTACTGAGAACTGTTTAAACAGCATCGAAAAGCATGGCCTGATTCCACGCGGCAAGCGCAAGGGCGTGTGGAAGGAGTTCCCTTCTGCAACTGACCGCGTATACCTGACAACAGCCTACGCCATCTACTACGCCACAGCCGCTGCAACGATAGTGAAGCAGCGGAATGGCAAGAAACTGCGCGGCGTCGTGATTGAAGTAGACCCCTACCCCGGCAATTTTGTGGCCGACGAGGATGCGCTGGCTCAACAGAGGTGGATGGACGAAGAGTTTCTCTGGCTGAATGAGTTGTCGCTTGAGGACAGGACCGCGTTCTGGCGCAATAACGCGCCGGACTATCCCGGCATGGCGTGGTGGTCACAGGAAGCTCTGGGAACCTTTGCTCACATGGGCAAGATTCCACCGTCGCAGATTAAAAAGGTCGTCACCTTTGACATCACAGAGGACCACCTCTTTGGCCATGACCCATCAATCACCTTGATGAACTACAAGATGCTGGGCGGTCGTTACGAGGCTGCGCTTCAGCTTTTCGTAGATAGCGACGGCAAGGATGGGATTTATCCAGAGAAACTGGGTCACGCGCATGAGTTCTGGAAGGAGGACGCAGCATGAACCGCGAACTGGCTATGGCCTATGACCTGTTGCATCAGGTCCAATCCCTCCCATGGGAGGAGAAGAACAGCGCGTGGGTGGACAACTCACCGACAGATTTCACCCTCGAACAACGCGCGGAAATGTTGGTGCGTCACCTTGAACGTGCCAATCAGAAAGCTGGAGGAATCTATGAAGAAAACTAAACTGGACATCCCAACGACATGGCCGAATCCATGGGAAGAACTGGGCGGGGGGTACCTCGCCCTTTTTGGTTACAAGGTACTGGTTTGGAAGCGGTTTAGAAGGCCGTCCAAGTTTGGCATCTACGGCTTTGCCCGGAGCAATGTCTATCAGCGGCTCTGGTATGGCCGGAAGGTTCTTCACTTTCGTTTCAAGTTTAAACGCATGAAGAAAGCTACCTGACGATGCTGGCGTGAGACACCAGCGAAACTGTGGCCCGACTGGGCCGCAGTCGTAGCGTCTCGCTACATAATCCAACAACCCTAATGGAGTAACGCAATGGTAGATATTGCTACTGAACGCACGTCCCTAAACATGGCCAGAAACCGGGCCGTGGCTTGGGAAAAGACACCAGCGACTGAGCGTCAGGTTCAGTCCATCCTGTTCTTCCTCTCAAAGACAAACAAGAGCGCGTCTGACATTGGCCTGTCGCCAATGGATAGTCAGGCCAGCCTGTCAAAGACGAAGGCCAACTTCATTATCGCAGAACTGGCGGAAGAGGCCATCTGCGGGAAAGGGGCCGGAGCATGAAGGCGTTTCTGATTGACCCATTCGAGAAAGAGATTCGCGAGATTGAATGGTCCGGTAAATACCATGACATCTCAAACATACTGGACTGCCAGTATTTCGACGTTGCCTACATTGGCAGCGCCGATGGCGATGTCATCTATGTCGATGACGAAGGGCTGTTCCGAGAGAAGGGGCAGGAATACTTCGCCGTCATGGGACACCCTCACCCACTGGCTGGCTACGGCCTTCTGGTAGGCACTGACGCCGAGGGCGAGACGGTCGCACCGAAGATGTCGCTCGACTGGGCGGCAACCAAGACCTTCTTCCTTGGCGACATGGGCGGCAACCCACCACGGCCACAGATTACCGTTGTGCCATGGGGGAGTGACTGATGGAGCCTCTGGTCGAGTTTGAATCTGAGACCAAAGCCAAGGACCGGAACACATTTGTTCGCGAGTACATGAACAAGTGCGCGAGGGCTGGCTTTGAGGTGCCAAAGCGGACTGCCATCAAAGAATGGCACCGCACCCGGCGGTGGAAGCATTACCGGAATGACAAGTACGTTGTCATTCTGGACCCTGATGTGGATGACATGGCCTGTCCAGACGAGAACTGGATTCGTGTCATGCATCTGTCCATCAGGACGGTGGACCGGTCCCACCTCATGGACTGGCGGGAGCTTCAGCAAATCAAAACCCAACTGTGCGGTCCGCACTACGAGGGGATGATGCTGTACCCTGATGAAGACAGGCTGGTCGATTGCTCGAACCAGTTTCACATCCTAGTGCCGGTCACCAAGGACAAAGGTGAGCCGGTGCAAATCCCATTCGGGTGGATGGCACAAAGAAAAACAGCAACAGCAATGGACGCGGCTGCAATCGGAGCCGTGCAGAGGGAGTGATGTTTAAACGCAAGAACGCACTGGCGGCTACTGTCCGGTCGCCAGTGTTCAAGACCCGCGTGGTCAAAGCGCGGAAGGGCAAGGGTTCGTATTCACGAAAAGGCCGAAACCGTGACCGGCAGATGCCGGTCCGGTCATGCTGGGGTGATGCCCAGTGTCTGACGATGGCAGTCACCATCGAACCCTAATGGAGAATGAAACCCATGGTGTTATTTACCACCGACGATTGCATGGACCTGTCACATACGATTTGCCGGAATTTTTGGCATGGAACGGAAGATGGCGTTCCCAAGTCTGACTGGTTCGACTTGCACAAAACCTTCAACAAGGGTGAGCTTTATTGTCCACACAAGCAGCCTGATAAGGGTTATGTCACAGACAAGGGCGTGATGCTTTTCTTTGAAGACCATCTGTCTGCGCTAATTTCGTTCAAGTCATTCTGCTACCACTTCTCTCTGGGCAACACGGCCCTAGCATGGGAGCGCAATGAAGAAGATTGGGTCGTCATCACCGACGCACTTGAGTGGGATTGGATATTCGACAATCCCAAGGGCATGCCTGTCGAGGAGGTGAGTGATGACTAAGTTTGTAATGACCAATGCAGTCATCGAAACAAGGAAGCGGTCCAGAATTAAACGTCTGGGCCGTTTTCTTTTCGAGACTGTCGTATGGCTGGCGTTCTTTGGAATGATTCTAAGCCTTCTTTTCATCGGCCCTGCAATCGAAGCGGAGATTGTTGAATGGAAAAGTTTGAACCACTGACGCCACATGAAGATGCCGCATGGGAACGGCATCGTTTATTTCTCGAAAGAACAAAGGAAGGAATGCCTAATGGAGCAACAGCTTCACGCAATATTGAAATACTTACCCGCCAGCCAGCGCAAGCAACTGGCCAAGTGTCTACCTGCACCTGCGAGAAAGCGCAGTCCCGGTCGAGCCAGAAAGTTCACGCCGGAACAGGCCGCCCAGTTAATTACCGACTACGAGCATGGCTTAACTCTGCTCCAAATCGGTGAGAAACATGGCGTGGCTGGCGCGACTGTCAGGCGCTACCTCATTGAGGCTGGCGTACAGATGCGCCCACCCGGTGGGTGGCGTGTGCCAGACGGCTCGAAGCGTTATGAGGTTGTGAACCTTGCCGGTCAGGGGATGCGTCAAGCGGAGGTCGCCAGAACTGTTGGCGTCTCAAAGCAGCGCGTGTCCCAGATTCTGAAGCGCTGGTTCTAAAAAGAAAGAGGGCAGGGAACCACCCCTGCCCTCAACCCTAATGGAGATTTCCATCTCCGATTGCTGTGTAACACACCGGTGCGTCTAGCGCGAGAATAAATGCTGGTGTTCGTATATTGATTTCAGACTTTCTTTCAACAGCTTTGACAGTCCTGTCCGGTTTGTGTTCCCGCTGATGTCCGAGAACTCCCGGATGGAGCAATCGTAAATAATGAAACCCTCCAGCAGTTCGTGTGCCGTCGGGCCAAAGCGCTCGACCACGAACCGACGTAGCTTTTTCAGGATGGCTCTGGCCTCAACCTCTTTGTTCGAGTACACCCGCGCACCCGAACCCCTGACGCTGTTTAAACGGCCAAGCTGGGACTGCACCGAGCCGTGAAGCTGGGCGGTGTATGCGAGGTTCCACCACCAATTCGCAATGTCGTAATCCTGTTCGGACAACTGACCGCGTAGGTGCGCCCGGTCAATCTGGCGCTGGTCCCTTCGCTTCAGTGTGGATTTATATTTCTCAACCCACACAACCTGAAAGGAACCTTGGTCAGTGTCGATGACCTCTCGCTTATTTTTTGGGGAATTTTTCAAAGAACACGCCCTCTTCTTCTGGCAGGATGCGAAGATGATTGTCGAGCGGGGTGAACTGGAACCGTTTGACACCCGGCTTTCCAATCTTTCTGTGATACCTAGATTTTACCACCAGCACCGCCATGATGCCGTCGCTCTCTGCATGCACAATGACGCCAAGGTCGCACCGGTTGGCCCAGCTTGCCGTGTCAGCAATGTCGTATAGGGTGATGGGTTTGTCCCGCATCTCAGCTTTGATTTTAGTCGGGTGCGCCACGATGATTAGGTGGACACCCCACTTCTTTGCAAACTTCTTGAACTTACGGATGGCCAGTGACGTGTATTCATGGGTGGACTGCTTGTTGCCCACCTCATGTTCGACCTCGTTCCATGGGTCAATGACCACGATGTTCACATCATGCCGCAAGATGACCGTCGCCACCCGCTCAAGGATGTAGTCCACAGTTGGAAACTCATCGTCATCCGGGTAGAGAAAGAAGAAGTTGCGGTCAATCCAAGCGTGGCATTGCTGGCGCTGCGCGTCGTCCTTGAAGCGCGGCACACCGCCCGGTGTAAAGTTAGCGCCACCACCATGCTCTTCAAGCCACCAGATTTCGAGGTTCTCCCGGTGGTCGTCCTGCGGGTTCTGCTCGAAGCTGGCAAATATAGTCTTGAGACTATGCTGGTCGGCCATCTTGCAACAGATGTGATTCACCGCTGACGATTTGCCATGGCCGGGGACACCGGACCAAACCGCAAAGTCACCCAGCCTGATTTTCATGTGGTCATCGAAGGCACCCATGCCCAATGCGTAGGTGGGTCTTGATGGGCTGGGAGGAAGGTCGGACATCTTGTAGACACCAGAGACTGGCATCCATTTGCTATGTTCCTCAATGGCTTTCTTCACACCGGCCACGCCGTACTTCATCAGCGCGTCGTTCAGGTCCTTGCATCCCTTCGGGTAGCGCACCCATTTGCAACGCCCCTTCCCCAGCCGCTTGGCCAAGTCATCACGCAGGATTTGCCCCGGCCCATCGTCATCGGTGGCTAGGATGATTTCCTTCACGTCGAGCAAGTCATCGTAGGCGTCATCCAGAAAGCTGTACTTTCGAGAATGCTGGTCGTCCGCGAGTGATTGCGTAGGTGCGCCATCGGGACACGAGACCACCCGGACAAACCCGGCAGTCGCTGCCGCCAATGCATCACACTCACCCTCCGTTATGATTAGGGGCTGGTGCGCTAGCGTCCTGTCTGTGATGACATCGTAATTCCAGAAACACTTTTCCCCACCAGCATCTTGGAAGAAGTTCTTCTCGTTTAAACGCCGGTGCTTGTTGTTGACGACCTCGCCGCCTTTGATGAAGGGAAACGTGATGCGCTCATGTGTACCATGTACGCCGAGGCGCAGAGCGATGTCCGTGTCCAGCTTCCTGTCTTCGAGAAACCGAATCATCTCGTTTGAAACCGGCTCCTGAACGCCAGCCGCAGTGGTGACAGCAGACATAAATCTCTTCTCCTTCCATCTTTACAGCGAGAGGTTTGTCCCTCTTGTTATTTTTCCTCTGGCCCTGACACTTGGGGCAGTACACCTTTTGCCAAAGCCGTCCGGGCCTCAGTCCATGGATGTCATGCTCTGCGATGAAGTCGTCCCGCGTCATAGAAACATCCTGTCTTCATACCGAGGCTTGGCTGGCTGGTTGAGCCATGTCTTGTAGTGTCCCTTTGAGAAGAAGTTGTACGGGTTGTAGGCCGGTCTGCTGTTTGTGATGCAGTCCTGCACATACAACTCCACCGCCACCAGCACAGCATCAGCACCGTCCTGTTCGACAGCCCTCAGGAAGGAGCGCTGCACAACCTCATCCTTCGAGGTCCAGTTGTTCTTGGGTACAGACTGGTACATGGATTTGAACCTGTCCCAATGTGAGCCATATTCAGAGACACTGGGACTACTTCTTTCTTTCTTCTTTAAAGAGTTCTTCTTTTTGTGTCCCTGTTCCTGCTCCCGTTCTGCTTCCATCTTGCTTTCACTATGCTGATATTTGTCGTAATTACAGATAGTTATTTGTCCCTTTCCTGCTTCCGTCTTGTATTCAATCATGTTTTCGTTTTCGAGACGGGACAGAAGGCGACCGACCTTGTTGGTTGACCAACGAAAGCGTGTGGCAATGCATCTCTGGGTGATGAACAGGGAACCGCGCGGCACGTCGCAACGTGCGCCATGGATGTTGTGTTGGGTGTCTTGCCACGCCGCTTTCTCAATGAGCCAAAGCCAGCAGAGCCGCTCCGAATCATCCTTGAAGACGGGGTTCTCCATCCATCCACGATGAACTTTGAACCAGCCTTCAGCCCTTGGCATGGCTTGATTCTTCCGCCTTAGGCAGAAGCCCCTTTGCCTGAAGCTCTCTGGTTGCGGCGTCAAACCTGACGTGGTTGAGAGGCACATGGGGCCGAAGGCCGTCTAGTGTTGTGCATGTGAAGGTTGCAATGGCAGTGCAAAGAAGTGCAGCGTCCTTAGAAAGCTCAATGTCTTGTGACCTGAATGCTGTCCTTGGAACGAGCGTGATTATCTCATTTTGATGCAAGATTTACTCCCCATATACGAATTAATATGGCTCGTTATGACATAACCTTTCTCACGCTGCAACCCTTTCGCCTATTTCCTTCTATTCGCAGGATTTCATGCCTGTTTCTGGGTCGATGAAGCAAGCCTCTGCTTTCTGCTCCTCTTCCTTGACCTCGTTCAAAACGCCAAACCTCTGGCCGCTGGCCCGAAACGTCGTACACCCTTTCGCGCCGCCCTTCCATGCATCGTAGTACAGCTTCTTGAACTCCTCGAACTTGACGTGGTCACCCACATTGCAAGTCTTGGAGCAAGCTGAGTCGATATACTCTTGAGCAACGAGCAGAACGCTCATGTGTTCCGACGCCTCAATCTCATTGGCTGTGCGGCCAGAGACCTGACGAGCGAAGGCATAGTCCTCGACGCGCTCTACGATTGGACCGTCGAATGTCTGGATGGTCCGGTCGTAGAAGAGAGAGAACGGCGGCTCAATACCGGACGACACGTTGTCGGCTGACAGGGAGATGGTTCCCGTCGGGGCGATGCTTGTCAGGTGCGAGTTGCGAATGCCATGCTGCTGGATGAGATTGCGGACCCGCTCCGGCAGCGACTTGATGTGTTCGCCTTGCAGGTACAGGTCGCGTTTAAACATCGGAAACGCACCCTTCTCTGCTGCCAGCATAGCGGATGCCGTGTAGCACTCGTCACGCAGACAGGCCAGAACCTTACGCTGGAAGTCGAGGAACTTCTCTGTTGCGTATGGCAGTCCCATCATCTCACCGGCGTTTGCAAGGCCTGTAACACCCAGCCCCATGCGACGCTTGTTCTTGGCTTCCTGCTTCTGCTGGGGCAGCGGGTAGCTCGTCTTGTCAATCACATTGTCCATGGCCCGGACTACATGATGAATGTCTTTCTTCATCTGGTCGTAGTCGAAGTCACCGCTGTGTGTAACATACTGTGTGAGATTGAAGCTGCCCAAGAGGCACGCGCCATACGGCGGCAGACACTGCTCGGCGCATGGGTTCGTCGCTTCGAGCGTCTCGCAGTACCACAGGTTGTTGTACTTATTGATGGTGTCGAGGAACAGCACACCCGGTTCTGCCCAGTCCCATGTGCTTCTCATAATTTTTTCCCAAAGCTCGACCGGGTCCACCTCTTTATAGACCTTGCCCTCGAACTTGAGTTGGAACGGTGTGCCTGTCTCCAGCGCTTGCATGAACTCATCCGTCACACCGACTGAAATGTTGAAGCCGGTCAGCTTGTCGCTGTTGTTCTTACAGGTGATGAACTCCTCCACATCGGGATGGTCCACGCGCAAAACGAGCATCTGAGCGCCACGTCTGTGACCTGCACTTGAGATGGTGCCGCACACGGCGTCAAAGATGTGAGCGAAGCTGATTGGCCCTGATGCACGACTGTCCAAAGACTTAATCCAATCACCACGCGGACGGATGCGACTGAAGTCGTAGCCGATGCCACCGCCACGGCGCATGGTCTCGGCGGCCTCGGTTGCCTTCTCCATGATGGATGACATCGAGTCTTCGATGATGCCGCTGACGAAGCAGTTAAACGCTGTTACCTGCCGGGGCGAACCAATGTCGGTCTGCACTCGACCCGCTGGCAGAAAGCGCATGTTGCCAAGGATGTCCTTCAGCGCCACGCGGTGGTCGTCATTGTCTGCAAGTGTTGCGGAGATACGGTAAACCTTACCGGCGAAGTCTTCACCGTCGCCACGGTACTTCATCTTGTCAATTTCTTCAGAAATCGGGAGGGTCGGACCCATCATCATGGTGTTCATGTGCTTGCTCTTCCTCTAGGTAGCTGCGTCTCTTGCGGTAAAAAGAGTCGCGAAAATGGACAACGAGGAGCTTTGCTTCCGGCTCACCTTTGGCGAGCCGCTTTGCAAAATTCCTGATTACGCGAGCATCAATACCGGCGAACTCACACACAGAGAGGAAGTCCTCCTCCTCCTCTTCACTGAGAAACCAGCGAAGAGCCTGTGCTTCTATGCTCTTGTGCTTCCATTCCGGCCACCGCATGGACATGCCACGCGACTGGCCTGAGGCATCAAGCAGAGCTTGCAGAACTACAGCTTTCCAGAGTCTTTGTTCGGACTCTAAATCTAGCTCTTGTGAGCTTCCATCCATTCACGGCGTCCATTGCTTCCTCGACTGAGCGGACTACGACAACGTCGCAGCCGTTCTCAGCAAGACGCTGGTGAAGGCTACGCTGCGCTGGAGAAAGGCGACCTTTCGGCGTCTTCACTTCCATGCCGTAGTACTTACCGTCGTGTGCAATGAACTGAATGTCTGGCCATCCGGGATTGAGACCCGCACGTTTGAGTTTAGCACCCCTCACCCGACCACCGCCGCCAGCAGGGAATGCAGTAAAACAAACAGATGCAGAAAGAATTTTTTTTAAGGCGTCAATTATAGAGACCTGAAGCAAGAACTCTGGCTCACGCCTTGTTTTTGCTGCGCGATTCTTAGATGTAGAAGTTTTCTTCTGCGGTCTCTTCACGTCTTTATGTCTTACGTTCTGCTTCTGTTCACCTTGTCATTTGTCCTTTTATAGGAAATATTGTGAGACATCAAGCGTCTGGCAGTATTCTTGCACACCTTGAAATTTGAAATAAAACAGAGGCATAACATGGCTATAGTTAATAACACACAGAATGCTGAACCCATGCGTAAAGGCGTCAAAACGGATTTGCCCATTTTTAGGGAAAGGCTGCATGAGGCACTCAAGCAGCTTGACTTGTCTCAACGACAGTTCGCTCTTTCGATAGGCAAAGACCCACGCACAGTTAATCATGTGTTCAAGGGGCCGGTTCACCCAGACCTTGGAACGCTTAAAGAATTTTGCGAAAGGTTGAACGTATCAGCCGACTGGCTGCTGGGCTTGTCTGACATACAGGAAGACTACAAAGCACCTAAAACTATTCATCGGTTTGGCCATCTCAATGATATTACAGACATGTCGAAAAAACTTTATTCGGCCCCCTCATATTCGGAGCTTGATGTTGCCGACTTACTGATGGCCCCTATGAATAGTGACCATTACGAGCCTAATATTATGAAGGGTGACCTGCTCACAATCGACATGTCCGTAACCGAGGTGACGATAGGTGCGATGTATGTCAACTCTTGGCCCGGTGAGGCGCAGTTATATGTCAATTATATGTATCAATCAGACCTAGACGGCAAAATGGGTGTCGTTAGCATGTGGCCAAACGGGACTAAAGCTCATACGTTGGGCTTTGAAAGTAGGTTTTTCTCAAAGCACCAGCTTTTGACTCATGGCAGGGTTGTCGGTCGCTATACCGACATGGAATAAAACACCTCACTTGTAGAAAGAACACCTTTAGGCATCTCGTGTTTCTTCGCAAGGTGCCTTTTATTTCTTGACTTTCGCATCAGTGTCTCATATTCAGGGACATATGAAGTTAATCGACTCACATCTTGTCCCAGAACCTTTCCGCTCTGCCATCTTTGATGACAAGTACGAGAAAGGGATTGACGTAGTTGCGTCAGCAACCACCATCATCAAGCCAGTCCGCGTCACAAAGCTCCGCAAGGAGTACTTTGCTGACATGCAGGAGAGCGCGGTACGCCGTGTGTCTGCCTTGCTGGGGACTGCGGTTCACAACATTCTTGAGGAGTATGGTGAGGGCCTTGGCTGGCATGTCGAGCGTCGCCTGTATGGGGTGAGCAAGTCGGGGCTTTCATATTCAGGGCAGCTTGACGCCCTAATCCCTAATGGAGACGAGACGTGGACAATCGGCGACTACAAAGTCGTACCCACGTTTAAACACAACCAACTGGACGAGTACTACGACCAGCTTAACATCCAAGCCGCGCTGGCCCGACAGGCTGGCTACGATGTCACCGGCCTCAAGGTTGTTGCCATCTTTAAGGACTGGATGGAGAGCCGCTCAAAGCTGTCCGAAAACTACCCGCCCACACCCATCGTAGAATACGACGTTCCGATGCGTGACCCGGACGAACTAGACGATTGGATTGACAGCCGTCTGCGTCAGATTGTGGGTGACGACCTGCCTGAGTGCAGCCCAGACGAGCGCTGGATGCGTGACGACAAGTGGGCCGTCCATAAACCAAAAGCGAAACGTGCCACCAAGGTGTTCGACAACAAGGCCGAAGCCGAGTCGTTCCTTGAGGTGGCTCTCAAGGGCAAGGGTCATGTGGACCATCGTCCAGCCACGCCCATTCGCTGCACCAACAACTATTGTGGCGTCGCTGAGTGGTGCGCTCAGTGGCAGGAGGAGAAGCACCTATGGAATCTATAGAGTTTGCGCCAGACTTTGATTTGCCAGATGTCATTCAAACTGACTTCCAAATCATCGGTGATGCCAGTGCGCTGTTTACGGCGCTGGCCTCGGCACAGTCAAAGTTCAAGGCAATCCCCGAAACAAAGACGGTGACCGTCAGTACGCGGCAGGGCCGGTCCTACAGCTACCAATACGCTGACCTGTCCAGCATCATCGACATAGTGCGTCCTGCACTGAATAGGGAGAAGATTTACCTGTCTCAGACCGTAAGTAAGGGTCGGGTGCAGACCATACTTGCCGGACATGACGCAGTGCTGGTCTTCTCTACACAGTTCGCGAACAACGACATCAGTCCGCAGGAGCAGGGTTCAGTCCTCACATACTACAAGCGCTACAGTCTCTCTGCTGCGCTTGGCGTAGCCTCTGGCGGTGAGGATGTTGATGCGGACGACACGGTTGATGGCGACAGCAAAATCGTACCCATCATGTCGAAGCCGCAGAAGTTCAAGAAGAAAGACTACGCTTGGTGGACCGGCTGGCAGAACAAAATCCTCGCCGACCTTGAGGGCGTAAAGTCCGACGAGGTCCAGAAATACGTCGTCGCAATCCAGACAGAGCTTTCCGAACTGAAAGAGTTCGACGCGATGCTCCACTCAGAAGTGGTGCAGCAAATCAATGCCGCCAAGAAGGAGACAGGCAATGGCTGAACAATATGACAACACGAACAGCGGTGCATTGTTTGCTCCGCGCACCGAAAAGATTCTCAGGGCTGGCCCTGTGGACATCGACGGGACTGAATACCGAATGGTTATTGTTCAGTCCACCATCCCGGACAAGCAGACCGGTGGTGAGAAACAAATCTTCGAGACCTACCTCAAGGTCGGGAACATGTTCCAGACCGAGAAGAAGAGCGACAAGGACTCCGATTATGATGGGAAGTTGAACTTCCCGGTCGGGGACAAGAAGGTCTGGTTCCGCTCGAAGGTGTCCAATCAGGGCAACAAGTTCACTGCGGTTTCCATGGCCCCACTCAAGATGAACGGTACAAGCGGTTCCTCCCCCGCTCTGTCTACAACAGCCGCTTCATCGGCGAGTGAGGTCATGGATGACGACATTCCGTTCTAGGAGTGTCTCGCCTAAGACGAGGCTTGTGAGGTCGGCGGCTTTTCTAGGGTTTGTTCGCCAGCTTCCCTGCCTCGTCTGCGGCACCTCTCCGCCAGTCCACGCCCATCACATCACCTACGCAGAGCCGTCGGGAATGGGCAGGAAAGTCGGAGACAACTGGACGGTTCCACTTTGTGGTGGGTGCCATCACCGTCTGCACAATGACCCGCTTGGAGAGAAGCTGTTCTGGGCGGACAACGGAATAGACCCAATGGATGAAGCCATGAAGAACTTTGGAAGGTGGGAACAGGGGATGGTTAACAGGCCTTCGGACTAGGTCTGGCGAAAGATTGGAGTGGTCCCCTGTTCCTCGGCGTCGAGCCTAGCTCCGCCACCTCAGTTGCCACTTCCGTCATTAGTTCGTCGCTCCGTGTACGCGGGATGCTACTCCGAGCGGTTTAATTTGGGAGGGGCGTAGTGTGTGTAATGCGCTCCTCCCTCTTCTAATTCCTGTGTGAGTAGGCCTGAAGAAGGACGAAGGCACGGGATAGCGGGGCGGCGGTTGTTGCACTTTTTACTTAGTGATGCACTCCTCCGTCCCGCGCTTGTTTAAACGAGGTTGGTATGAAGCCGGTTCCACATCACGCCTTTACAAACGTCTCTGGGTTTGAGGCTAAGAAGCACAACATGCGCCAGACCAATGATGGTATGTGGCAGCTTACGTTGACGGTCGCAGAGTTTGGAGCAGCGGACTGGCTCATTCACGCGCAGCCGGGGACACCACTGGCCATAGGGCTGAAGGCGCTGGACTACGACAACCCGGAACTTGTGCAGTCCGCAGATGACCCCCTCAAGAAATACGTCGCCCGTGCCGGGATGCTCTGTAAGGACGAGAGCTTCCAGTCATTCTTGGGCGCTCATAATGTAGAGCAAGCCGCCATGGCTATGAAGGCGGAACTCCAAATCGAAAGTCGAGCGGAATTGTCTGACCCTTACAAGAAGGAGGCACGGCAGAGGCTCGACAATCTTGTTGACCGCTTCAAAGAATGGAAAAAGTCTTATGACAAATCTTGAGACAGATGTCGCATACTTCACCCCAAAGGAACTTTCTGTGAGATGGCGCATCCATGAAAAGACGATACATAACATGGCGAAGGATGGCCGGTTAGACAGTCTGACGATTGCCAACCGGCTCCGCATCCCTAAATATGCGGTCCTCGAAATGGAACTAGGAGTGAATTCATGGAACCAAACTTTATTAAAAGAAAAACAATCTGGCACCTCAGGTACAAAGGGCCGGAAGGTAAGCCGACAACCATCAGCACTGGCTGCACAGAAAAGGCTCAAGCGAAAGTCTGGGCCAAAGAGTTCTTAGGGGAGCTAGATTCCCCAAAGAACATCGTACTGGTTTCTGACGTGCTGGATGCGTGGGAGATAAAGAAGCGGGAGGAAGGTGGTGACATCACTAAAATCGCCAGCCAAACCAGAAAGCTCCGCGCAGAGTTTGGTCACCTTGACCCATACAACATGTCAGAAGCAGTTGATGCATTCATCAGGAAACGTCGTCAGGAAGTGAGCGAGGCCTCTGTGTCGCGTGAGATTACAGACCTCCGCTCCGCACTTAGCTGGGCGCAAAACCCTGCCTCAGGACAGTTATTGAAAACGCCGCCAGAGAAAATCTGGTTCACGCCTACGGTGAAGAAGAGAACCGTGACTGCCTCAGAGGACAACCTGATTGAACTGAACAGGGTGACCCAACAAGAAGAGGACTGGTTTCGCTTGGCTTTTCTTTTGGCCATCTCAACAGGCCAGCGTAAAAGCGCGATACTGGACCTAAGGGTTGAGCGCGTGGACTGGGCGGCGAACCATCTGAACTTTCACAACCCCGACCTCCGGGGTAAGCGGAAAGGCAGAGCAACTGTACTCATACCAGATGCGATTATTCCTGTGTTGAAGGATGCCTGTGACCGCTCGGTGTCAGGGTATGTGGTGGAGAAGAGTGGCCGAAAGGTTACAGCGCCCGTGCTTCATCATAAGTGGACGCTGGTCCGAGCGAGGGCGGGACTTGATAATCTGTGGTGGCATGACCTGAGAAGGACGTGGGCAACCATGGCTGCAAAGCACCGTGTGGACATGGTCCAGATTTCAAAACAGCTTGGCCACGCCAGTGTCGTCATCACAGAACAACACTACGCACACTTCCATCCAGACTATATGGGCAAGGCACAGGAACACTCGAATCGGATGTTGCAAAACTTCCTGTAATTCTCGTGCTTCTCTTGCTTCGTAGCAAATCGGTAGCAAGGGGGGTATAAGTTATTGATTTATATATAGGTATGTGGTCGGAGTGGGACGACAGCAAGCCATATAAATCAGAGGCTTAACACCCCTTTGCTACCATTTTTAGCTAATTTGCGCCAGCCGATTACTGAGCCGCATAGCCCTGTTCGGGGTTTGCTTCGCCCATCTGGAATCCAAAATTTCTTTTGAGCATTCGAGCCACTTGCCTTCGTTGGCCAGTTTGATGCTGCGTTTAAACCTGCTTAAACGCGGCCTTCCGAGTTGAAAGCACATGTTTGCGAATACTCTTTGCGCTTGTTCCGGCATAAACGAGAAGTCATCAAAGATTAGCTGGCAGTCGTCAATCGTCACAGCAATGTCGGTGTCAAACATCTCGTCAACACGCTCGTCGGTGATGCTGTCACCCACCTCCATCGGCCACTCTGGGTCATCCGCTGTAATCAGATGACCGATGCCAACCGTCCGCTTTGATTCACTACAAAGGTACACCTCGTTACGGCGTCCCTCGTCGGCGGCAATCTCTTCACGCAGCTTGTCGATGTCCATCTGGCTTGCTCCATATTTCATAGCTTGTTGTTTCGTTGTCAGGGCTGTCCCAGATTGAGACGGCCAACGCTCGGTCAGGCTTCCCGCCCTTGCCGAGGTAATCTTCACGCCAGTCCATATTGATGAAGCGGGACGGCCTGTGTCTGGCAAACTGTTCCCTGCCCTTCTTGCAAGCCCACAGGCGCTCTGGACACACCAAGGCCATGCGCTGCACCCCGATGTCGAAGGCGTGGTCTATGAACTGTCTGATGGGCCTGAAGGGGGGATTGGTAATTAGGTTGGGGGTCAGGGCTTGCTTGTAATCGAAGAAGTCCTTGCCGGTCTGGATGTCACCGTGAAGCACAACATGGCCACGCTCCTTCATCATGTGAACCACGCGCATGTCACCAGCGCACGGCTCCCACATCGCACACTCACCCCAGCCTAGATTGTCCAGCAGCGCTGTAACAATAGACACTGGTGTCGGGTAGAAATCGTGTTCATTCCTCGACACGGATACAGAGAAGTTCCTTGTTGTGGTTTTCTTCTTGAGCCATGTCGAACTCAGCGACAGTTGACTGGAAGTAACACTGGGCCATGGTGTCTACATGCATGAGGGGCGTTACCTCAAACTCGAAGGGAGTGACTGCGGTCACCAATATGAGAACCCATGTTGGGGTCATTTTTCATGCCCCAGCCAGACAGCAAAAGCACCAGTCATCGCACCCGTCACGGTGGCAGTGAGTCCGGCGGCCTGTGTGGTCATTGCATCTGGGGGCAGAGCTTGGAACCACCACAGCGTTTCCATATACATCCACGTCATCACCGCCATCATCAGACGGGGCAAAATCTTCCACTTCAGGAACCGTTCCATTGTGAGTTCGGCCATAGTTCTTCCTTGCCTGTTCAGGAGTGGTGTGGTCGTGCATGTCCCACATTATTTTTTCTTGAATTTGTCCAGTGACCTGATGCCGAGCGCCGCAGAGCATGTAAGGAAAAGCAAATAGGTGTACCACTCCGGCAACTCAGCCAGTCTGTCGAAGCCGTTCTTCACCACATCTTCCATGCCGGGGATGAAGCACAGGATTACAGGTACTAGAATAACCAGAGTGACCACCTCGTCCTTGATGGACGACTTGGTACTTTCGGCCATGATGAGTTCCCACTTGCTGTCATGCATAGCGGCACTCTTCATAACCTCTGCCTTGGCCTCTGCCTCTGTCTGAGCAAGGTTTGCTTTGGCTTTGGTTTTAGAAACCTGTCCCTCAAGGAAGGTCCCCGCCAGCGACGCCAGCGGACCAATCAATGCTTGGAACAAATCAGACTCCCTTGTGCTGTTGGCAGCGCCAGCCTTGAACCTTCATCCATGGAACCTGAACACTGACCTGAGAGACCATCTGGCCTATTCTTATTTCGCACTGCTCTTTTGTTTTGTACGGGCCACGGGTGTCATCCGCTTGGATGCACTGAGGCTCCCCTGTAAGTAACCCGCACAGCAGTAAGCTGGCGTAAAACATAACGGCGAATCGGACGTGCGCTCATGCCGTGCGCTCATGCGCTGTCCGCTCCTTTCACCGTTAATTCTACGATTTTGCTGATTCTGGTGACTGTTTTTGTAAGAAAGTTATTTTCCTGCTCTGTCCAATAATCTTTCCACCCGCTCCGCGATTTGATTCCTGCGGTTGATGAGGGTGTTGAGCCGGTCTTTCTTGTCGGCAGAGGACATCGTCGCGTTGTCACGGACACGGTTAATCTGCTTGGTAATCTTGGACAGGCTGTCTGCCAGCTTGTTGACCGAGCGACGGACAGACAGGAGCTTCCGGTTCTCCGTCATCAGTTCACGGGCTGCCTCGCGCCGCCCGGATTCACGCAGCGCACGGACGCCAGTGTAAATCTCGTTGGCTTCGCGGCGCAGGTCGTAAACCTCACCCACCCATTTGTTGGATGGGTCAGCACCCTCACGGATGAAGCGGTTGATGCCAAGGATGTCGCCACCGGGCATCACACCATCTGGCTTTGCCGGGATGAGACCGGCACTGGACAGGGCTGTGTCGATGGTGTTCAGGGACAGGATGCCCAGCGTACCGAGGTGGCCGCGCACCAGAGCTTCTAGCTGAACAGGGCTAAGGCCCAAGGTGTCTCCAGTTACAGAGCCAATGCCTTGGAGGACCGACGACGTGGTGGTGTCAGCACGTTGTCCCTTCGGCAGGTTCTGAAGGCGACCGCTCTCAATCTCCCGGCCACGGAAGAAGTCGTAGTTCGTGTAAACCTCAAGGGTCGGACGAATGACCTGCGGGATTGGGTTGAACGAGAAGGTGTTGAAGAACGTGTGCGCCGCTGCGTCAGCCACATACTTGCCGCCCTCTTGCCCAGAGATAACGTCGAGGACAACCTCCGGCAGCGTCTGCGCCAGAACACCAACCTCGAAGGCCTTCGGGATGAGGATGCGGTAATCGCCAGCATACAGGATGTGGTAGTTCATCTTCCTGTAGAGCGGTTCATCATCCCACCGGTCATCGCCAGAAGACAGCGCCCAGATGGCAGTGGACACGGCACTGAGCATACCTATACGAGCAATGGCCTTCCTCTGGTCCGCCTCTTTGCCAGCCAGTGCTGTGCCTGTTCTGTAGAGGCCTTGAATACGAGCGTTGAGGAACGGCACCATCGGGATGAGGAGAGACAGAACCTGACCGGCCCGTGTCTGTGGATTGCCACGACGGTTGAAGTTGACGAGGTTCAGGGCTTGGTAGGCTGCCTCAGTCTTGGACCCGGTCCTCTCAAGTGTTGCGCGGTAGATGCCATCGCGTGTGGACAATTCTGATGCCTCACCGACATCCTGCAAACCGTCGATTGCTTTGCGAAGCTGGGCAACCACGTTGGTCTGCGGGTCAATCTTGCGTTTAAACACGTTGGCAAAGTCGCGGCTGTCCTGCCCGTATGCATAGCCACCCACACCAGAGATGGCCTTCATCTCCTCCGACACACTGTCGTTTTGCAGCACGTTCTTGAAGCCCTTCAGTGTTCCGAAGATTGGCTTCTGCCCCTCTGTCACAGTAACAAAGCCAGCAATGTCACCACGGATGAGGTTGGCCAGCATGAAGTTCGGAGCCAGTGTGATGGCGTTACGGAAGATGCCGGTCACCTTCTGCACGATGTCCATCAGGCCGGTAAGTTGCGGAGGACTGAACGACGACAGTGCCATGAACATGCGCTGGTTGAAGTCGGTAACACTACCGTCCTCTCCGGCGAGGTCCATGAAGACTTTGTTACCATCCTCGTAGTATGTGACGACAGCCGGGTTGCTGCTTTCTCGGTCAGTGACTCGCCGAGACATACCTAGTGTCTCCATGTTATTGAGCGCACGTTGCATGGCCACGTTCTTGAGACCAGCGCTAATCATCGCGTTGT